AGCCACACCAGGACTTCTCAACCAGATACCGAACAGGCTTGTTACAGCGTATTTGCGTGATCTACTAGCACTAAACTTTGGGATGACATTATCGGGGGCAATCACCTTGTTCTTATACAACCCACCAGTCCAACTTAAACGGCCATCACCATTGTTGTTTAGTTTGCGGTCAGTCATCTGTGTAAAAGTTCTTTCTTCACTGATACCTGAAAATGGTGCTGTAGAAGGGATAACACTTCTAATCTCACGAATAGGGTCTTTAGTTATGGCTTTCATGTCACGCAACATAGCTTTCTTTAAACCAGGTTGCAACTGATCTAAAGCCTTTGTTGCACGTTTAGCGTCAACAACGACATCTTTATTTCTGCCGAAAGCATTTAGTCTTTGCTCATAACTACGCATTGCCATCACTCCGTTGATACTGTAACGCAAACAACATAGTATTTATCATCCGATCAGACTCAAGCATTAGAACTGATGGTGCAATACCTGTAGCTACAGCAAGATTAGCAATCAACCAGTGATACGAGTCAACGCCTAAAGCGTTTAACCTTTTGGGTCTGTAACCTCAACTTTGCTGACAAGCTCAATCCAGCCATCAAAGTCTTCAGCAGTTTTCTTGACCCTAGTAACACCTAGCCAAGCAAGATAAAGCAAGTGTGTAACTTTCTCAAGTTTGTCAACACCTAAATCGAAGTGTGATTCCCACTTGACAATATCGCCTGCACTAGAAAGCACTTCGATAACAGTTCCATCAGATAACTCTATGCGTAGGTTGAGTTGATTCATTAGGCTACAGCTCTCGTAACTGTGCCATTTGTAGGCCATGTAACAGAGAAAGTGCTTAGGTCACCAATCTGGCCGCTCACAGGGGTCAGGTCTATAACACTGCAAACTGCACTGTAGGAAGGGTTAGCAGTTGACACAGCTGAAGAAGTAGGTTTGATAACAACTGTTGCGTTAGAACCTAGAAGCGGAAACAAAGTCGCATCAACTGTTGAAGCTGCATAATCTTGATTGAAAGTAAGAGTCAATGAACCTTCTTTAAGACCTGCAACACGAGTCACATAAGTGCTACCAAAAGCAGTTGTAGTCACATCGTTAGCAGATACCTTCAACTCAACCTGAGTCAGATACCCAGCCAAAGCAGTAGATCCGTTGATTGAAAAGCTAAAATCTGTTGCAACAAAAATTGCCATTTATTATCCTTTATCTTGCGAAAACTTGAACCGAAAACTCGGCACTCAAATAGTCTATTCCATTGATACTAACAGCACCATAGGCAGAAAGTTCAGGGACAAACACGTCAAAGGCATCGCCACCTAAAGTGCGATCAGACTCTAAAGCATATTTGACTGACCCTTCGCCAGGTGCAACTAAAACATCTAACCCTTGTTGAGCTGTACGCTCAGAAACACGACCTAAAACAACAGTGACTTGAAAAGTGTATTCAGCCATAGAACGCTGATTCTGCTGATTATAAGTGACCTTAGTCAAACCAATCATGGCCATCGGGGGATTGACTAAATCAGGTAGCGTTTCAACAACACGCAAACCCTTTATAGTCTGCAAGTTTTTTGACAGCCCTGCACGAAGCAAACTAATGCTCATTAAGCACCTGTTCTTAGAAGCCTAAACGGATTGATTAGCTGTGCAACATCGCCATCAATGTTTGCCCCAACACGCATAATTCCGATATCAGAAACACCTGCAACACCTAAAGGTGACTCTAAGCGTTTAAACAGTCTTGAAGCCTGAATGATTGAAGCAAACTTTACAGGGTCAGGAACTGCCTGCCAGCCAAACGTGCCTGTAACTTTTACTAAAGCCATCTCAGCCCAAACAGGGAATAAATAGTTATCGGTTGCAGTTATCGCATAGTAAGGACTGTAGGCTCCGTTTGCTCTCTGATTAGGGTTCATCAACTGATAGTCACCTGTGTCCCAAGTCGTATCAAAGATAAGCGGATCAGTACTAGCAGTCTTTAACTCAGTCAACACCTGCAAATCATCAATCAAACAAATAAAACCATCACTGGCCTGATAGTAACGAACTTCACCTGCACTGCCAGAATAAAAGTATCGGTTACAGTATTGGTCAATCATTCGGCAAGCAGCATTTATGCTGCTCTCAATCAAAGAATCATCAATAGTGTCTGTGATACGAAGTGCAGCTTTGACATCTGCTAAAGAACAGTATGCATTTGTTACAGCCAAAATAAACTCCTAAAGTCCCTACTAGTTTAGCCTAAAGTTAGATAAGCCTTTGAGTCCAAGTCTTAGGAGTCAAATCAGAATCAATCTCAATAGGCAAATGATATTCAAAATCTTTTACTCTCGGCCTAATCCAATCAACCAAATCACGCAACCCCTGATCTAACGTCACAGTCGTTTCATACCCTAAAAGTTGTCTAGCCTTATCTGAGCTACATAAAGCAACATAAACTTCTTGCGGTCTGCCAGGCATAAAGATAGGGTGAAGGTCAAAACCTATAATCTCTGCAAGTCTTTCAGCAAGTTCTAAAATGCTTATAGGTGACTCATCGGGGCCAACATTGATAACCTGACCTACAGCCTGCTCAGACTCACAAGCCTGCAAAATAGGTGCAATAACATCCTGTATAAAACTAAAACAACGCAACTGAGTGCCATCACCATAAATCACAGGTTGCTTACCCTGCAACATACGATTCGTCATAATACTGGCAACATTTCTAAACGGATCATCAAACTTTTGTCTAGCCCCAACAATGTTATGTGGAACAAGCACAACCAAATCTACATCGTGAACTTTAGCAAGATTAGTCAACAACTGTTCTGCAGCTAACTTAGCAATCCCATAAGGGTCTTGCGGTTTAGGGGTAAGACTCTCAACAAAAACGTCACCATGATTATTGCCGTAACGTGCCATAGAAGACATGTAAACGAACTTAGGTACTTTAGCCCGAATACTTGCTGTCATGGCGTTTACGCTTATCTGGACAGTGTTTCTGACCACAAGGCTAGGACTAAAGACACTCAAACCTTCATAAGCTGTGCAAGCCGAATGGATAACCAAATCTGCACCTACAAAAACAGGCAAAATGGCTTCTAAATCATCTAAATCAAGGTTATGAAACTCGACACCTGCAGGCACATTATCTGCACTACCACCAAGCAAGTTATCTATGCCACGAACCTGCCAGCCCTTAGCCAAATAAGCATCAGCAATGTGACTACCTAGAAACCCCGCAACACCTGTAACAACAACTAATCCCACGAGTTTACACGCCTAATCTGCAACTGCCAGCGACCTTCATCAAACCTATTAGCATCAACTTTCTGGTTAAAATACTTTTGATTATTTCTAAAAGTCACTTCATTACGCAAACTTAGCCTGGCATCACTATTGATTGTCGAACTATTGTCATGTTGCAGCTGTAAAGGCAAACGATCTACACGCAAACCCCAATGAGCAATTCTTCGCTCATAATCGTTATCTTCAAAATAGATTGGGTGCAGACTCTCATCAAACAAGCCAACCCTGTTGACTATCTCGTCACCTACAACAAAAGTCTGATAGTAAGGGAACTTATCGCACAAAGTCAAAGCATCACGTTTAGCAGTTTGTAACAGCTCTAAATCGCCAGGTGCAAACACGCAGTCAGCCGAAGTAATGTACCAGCGTGACTCAAACGGCAACATCTTTATACCCAAGTTCCAAGACGAAGCAACACCCAGATTGAAAGGCAAATCAACCCAATGCAGAGTTACTAGATGTTCATTCGAGTAATGGAATCTTTCATCAAAATTAGCGTTATTGATTACATAAACAGTCGCAGGAATGTCAATGCTCTCAACCATGCGTTTCAACAAATCAAACCTGTTCAAAACAGGCACAATCAACTTCATGCTTTTGACAACTTTTCAATCAACGGCCGCCAAGACTCTTTATACACCTTGTCTGCATCATACTGTTTAGCAAAAGCAATAGTGTCAGGGAACTCTTTTCTGCCACGCTGATAAGCCTGCTCCAACGCATCAACAATGCCAGACACAATAGGAATGTTAAACCAAGTGTGTTGCCCTGCATCCCAAAACGGCTGACCATTGACCAGATAACTGTCGGGGCCTGCAAGCTCTGCACTAGCTGCAAAGTTAGAAGTTACGATAGGCACCCCTGCGGCCTGGCACTCGACCTGTGGAATCCCAAAGCCTTCACCATAATTACAAAACAAGCCCACATCCCAAGCCGAATAAATAGCAGCCAAAGTGTGTTGCGATATTCCGTACTGCAAAGCAATCGGATCAACCATGATTACTTTGTCACTAGGAACACCACAAGCCTGCAAAATGTTAGGCAACACAAAACCAGACTGCTTCCCATAAGGTTCAGTATGCAAATACAAAACAACATCATCATGCTTACTAGCAAAAATAGCAAAAGCAAGCAAGTTTTCTGCAACTGCTTTTCTATGTATAAAGCCACCAGCCTTATTAGCAAAGTTCATGCCCACAACAAACTTGTCATCACCACCACCAACAAACTCTCGGCCAGACTTACCTTCAGGCAACAGAGCTGTAGGTTTAAAGATTTTCGTGTCAATAGCATGTGGAATGTATTCAGACTCAAGACCTGCATTTTCAATCATCGCCTTACCAAACTTGCTCATAGCAATAGGCGTAACATTAGGTTTCCGCAACCACTCCAAAACCTTTTCAGGTGCAGGCTGATGATCTATCGGAGTCCAAGAAGCAATCGGAATGTTGTTTAGTGCAGGGTTATCTAGCAACACCCACACATCATAAAGCGTAATTAGGTAGTCAGGCAGATTAGGATTTTCAGCCTTCCAATGAGCATGATTTAAAGGCAACACATCAGTCGAATACTGTGTCATCCCACGACTGTAATGCGGTATCAAGCCTGACCCTGTTTCAATCAAACTGTTTACACCTTCACCACCATAGTTAGAAAGCATCGCAACCTTATGACCATCTTTTACAAGCCTTTCAATAACCTGTTTAGATTGTGTGCCATAGCCAGTGTTTTGATTTAGAGAGTTTGAATACCAAGAGATAACAGATTTAGTCATACAGTCAGCATAATAGAAAACACCCCCCAAATCTGTCCTACGCAACAGAGATGGGGGGCGAAATCTAAAAGAGTTTAGTGAGCCTTAGCTCGCTCCACCCTTGAACTTCTTGATGTTTGCAGTCTGCACTAGAGCAGAGTCCAATCTCCAAGTTGCTCTCCATGTAGCCAAGTCGTTACCGAAGGCAAAGTCGTCTGACCTGTCCACAGTAAGTCCGCCACCAGCAGTTCTAATGTATAGGGACTTTAGGTCACCTACAGCAAGAGAGTTAACACCAGTGCCAGGGTTTGGCATAGCAGGAACTTCAATAACAGGAACACCAAGAACTAGGTCTCTACGATCCTTTGAATCTCCAACTTGGAACACATAGTTACCTGCAGTGTCCTTCAGTTTACGCAGAGCTGCAATAGAAGTGCTGTTTGCAAGCATTGCGAATGAAGGGCGGTTGCGAAGTGAACCATCAAGGCTGTAAATCAAGTCAATGACGTTATCAGCTGTGAACGCACCAGATACACCAGTTGAACCTGTAACACCAGTACCAGCTACAGGCAAGAAACCTGTAGGCTCTACTGTTCCAGTTCCGTTAACAACTTCATCAGCAATCTTGAAACCTAGAGCATTACCGAACTGCTCTGCAAGGAAGCCAACAATGTCAACACCTGCATCAGCAATAAGTTCACGAGATAGCTGTGCTAGTGCTGAGAACTTGTATGCACCTAGAGTTGTGAACGCATTGAAGGTAGGCTCTGAAGTTCCGATTGACACTCCCTGACCAACGATTGTTGCTGTTGAGAAAGTTGCCTGTGAAGGAATCTGCAAGTTTTCGCCACCAGCAGTGTTGATTACAGTTGCATACTCAAGCAATGGGTTTACAAGACGAGCAACACGAACAATCTCGTTGTAGAAATTGGTCGGTACAGGTGCTCCAGTAGATGAACCAGTGATTGCACGGAACTCATGTCCACGAATCTCACCTGCTGCCATCTTGCGAAGAATCTCTGCATCGCCATTTAGTGCGTTAGCACCAGCAAAGTCAACAGAAGTTGTTTGCATTGCTTCGGCAACTTTAGCTTCACGCTGCTCTAGCTCGATTAGTTCATTTCTTTTGTTGATGTCTGCGGTTAGAGAAGCATACTTCGCTTCGTCTTCGCCTGACCAAGATCCGCCACGTGCTTCAACTGAATCAATCAGTTCCTTAGCTTCGTGCCATGCCTTAGCCTTAGCATCAACCTGTTTAGCAATAAAATCGCTCATAAGGTTTGTTCCTTTCAAGAACATAATGTTTAGGGTTTATTTTTGGTTCAGAGTACACTCACATAACCTTGTTAGGGCGTACACGCTCACTAACACTTTAAGTCTATACAACATATAGATACACGCTTAAAAAGAAAACCCCCTGGGACAAATCAGGGGGAAAGAATTAGTCTTCTTTTTTAGGCAAACAGAGAACGAGAGGAAACTGCTTACCTTACAACTATACCCGAAGCATCAGCAAATCAAGCTGCTTCTTCTTCAAATCTAGGATGTCTTGAGCATTATTGACTTCAGGGTCTTTCTTCAAAACCTTACCTAAAGTATCTGTCAACAGATCACCTTGACGCTCAGTAAGTTCTTCACCAGATTCTAACGCCAGCAAAGCATCAGTCAATTCTTCTGCACTCACACCACGAAGTTCAGCAAGTTTTAGAATCTTTTCAGACAGTTCAGTCATAGCTCTAACAGTGGCTGTGCCGTCAGTTGCAGTGTATGCAGGGAACGCAACCCCGACAGAAACTTCATGCACGTTGACACGCTTCAACACACGCTCACTAGCCGAAGCCCATTCATCGCCACCTGCAGGAATACGGAAACCAAAACTAAACGCTGTAACATCGCCACGCTGAATACTTATAGCCGCATCTTTACCTGCCTGAGTCATCGGCAAACTAGCTTCAACAAGCAGACCACGCTCATCTTCAACAAGTCGCAAAGTACCTGCACGAGTCGAACCTAAAACAATGCCTGTATCGTGATTCCACAGCAACTTAATGTCGTTACGATCATTCTTTAAAGAATCTCTAAACGCACCAGGCTCAATAGTTTCAATAAACGGCAACGGCTGACTAGGTGAATTGAATATGGCTGCATAACCCCTAAGAGTCATGCCATCACCTTCTTGACGAATCTCTAAATCTGACACTGCAACACGCTGTTCAATACCTGACATCACACGCTCCCCACGCTCATGCAACTCTGCAACCTTAGACGGATTAACAAAACGCTCATCTTCTTCTTCCATATAGTTACTAGACAAATCCACAACTTCAGATGAATCTTCAACAACATCTTCAACAACAGGTTCAGACACAGCTTCAACAAGTTCAGATAACTGTTCAACAGTCATAGTCAAAGCATGAATCAAATGCAAAGTATCAGCCTTCAAATGACCTACCTTGACCACAAGTTCTTCTTTACTTAACGAATAATCTTCCAACTGTCTATCTTCCATTTCATTAGAGTTTTCTAGTATCAAATCTAAACCATTCCTAGTATCTTCAGGCAAACTATTGACCCAAGACTGCCCTGCATCGCCACCCCAACTATCCCAAGCAACTCTGCCAGGAGTCGGATAACCTTCTTCACCACTGTTAAAACCTGTTGCACCTTTAACAGAATCTTCTTGACGTGCCAAAAAACTTATCATCCTGTTTACAGTCGTGCCAGAAATGTCTTCACCCGATGCAAGCTGAACAGCCCTAGCCCTACCCACATCAGTAAAACCATCGCCAGCCAAACCTTCACTGATCCACTGCAAAGCACGTTTAGCAGCTACAGCAACACCTGCAGGCGGCGAATAAGACTCGTTAGGGTCAACAGCCATCAAGCACCTGTTTCATAACTACCATCAGGGATAGTCGTAGGGTTCTGTAACTGCACTGTCGGAAGCCCTGTATGACTTATCTTTGGCAAACCAAGTGACTTCAAAACATCTTCAGGCACAAAGCCCAAAGCAATAAGTTTCTGTGCCATGTCAACTTTAGTTTCTTCTTCATTCAACGAAGCAGCCGCAATGTTTACGTTAGTCAAAGGCACACGCACAACATCGCCACCATCAATAGGTCGCATGTTCTCTTTACGCCTAACTTCATTAGTTGACAACACACCATTCTGCAACAGTTTTGAATAGCCTTCAATACGTGTCGCATAATCGCCACGCAACAAGTCATCTGTGCTAAAGGCTAGAAACGCTGTGTCAGGTAACAAAGTTGAGAAAGCGTCTTCAAGTTTTGCAAGCCAGGGTCTAAGCGTGTGAGTTAAAAACGCTATCTGCTTCTGCTCAATACTGTTATAGCTCTGCCCACCATTATTTAAACCAATCATGTCTGTAGGAACACGATACGCTCTAGCAACATCTTCAACAGCAAGCCTACGAGAGTCCAACATCTGTGCCTGATCGTTAGCAACCATAGTCGGTTTAAACGTTGCACCGCCAGAAAGAATACCTGTCTTATGTGCTTTACGATAACCCTTATGTTGTCTGTCAAAACTCTTAGATAAGTTTTCTGCCTGTTCAGCTGTCAACGCACCAGGGTATTCAATAACACCATTTTGGGTAGTTCCCTGACCAAAGAATCTAGCTGCAAAAGACTCTAGGCTAATTGCTAAACCTATGTTTTCACGCAAAGTGTCTATCGGTGACTTACCCCTAAACTCACCTGGCATCAAAATAGAACCCGAAATGTGTAGCATCTCATCACTAGACAAAACCTTGTTACCTTCAACAGTAGAAGTGTAAAACTTTTGACCTAAAGCATTACGGCTAACCTGAACATTCAAAGGGTTCAGCACAACCATGTTTACTATCTCGCCTTTAGTGTCCCTAAACAAACGCACAAAAGCATTACCATCAACCAGCAAGCTAATCATTGTCTGCTGCCAAAACGCCACACTAGGAATAGCAACATCAGGCTTAGAAACCCAAGCAGGCTTCGGGCGATAAGGGTAAGCAATACCATCACGCCTAATATATGTATCTACAGGCAACGCAGAAACAGTGTCAGAAATCAAAGACACACAAGCCCAAACAGCGTTTACAGTAAACGAAGTGTTGTAGTCAACATACGCTGAAGACTGTGTTTCAAAAGAAGTCAGATCACCTGCACCCCACAAACTTTGAAAACTTATAGCCCTAGACTCGCCTGCAAGATTTCTTAGCATTACTCGCCACCCTTATCTAAAGCCAAACCAAACAACAACAAACCAACACCAGCCAAAACAATACCTGCAGGAACAAAAATTAGGCCTGCACCAAAAGCAACAACAGCTATACCGAAAGCCTGTAAAATCGTAGGTAACACATTCATCCTTAGAACTGAAAGAACTCTGGCAACGCCATCGTTTCTAGTTTACTTGTTGCTCTATCATAGGCGATAACAAAAGCCACTCCAGCATCAATTTTGCGTGGTGAATTACGGCTTTCTTTTACGATACGTTGACCCAAATTATCTATCTTCAACACACAGTTATCTAAATGCCTGGCAAGCAACGGATCACCATCATGAGTCAAAGTCGCTTCAGTAACCGAGTCAAACACTTTTTGACAAGCCCCAACCATACGCCTAGCCGAAGTCGAAGGGAACTCAACAACAGGTAAACCCAAATCTTGTAGCACAGCCATAGAGCGTTGCCACCTAAAAGGGTCAAAAGCAAGCTCTTTCACATTCGGATGAGTCTGGCAAAAGTCAATTAGAGTCTGCTCAACTTCAAGCGTGTCCACACGCCAATCATCCAAATCATCAACCTGCTTCTCCCACGCCTTCACCAAAAACACATGCGGCTTATCATCACGACTCTTAGGCACAGTCACACCCACAATCGCAGTAGTATCACCACTAAACGAGCCGTCAATACCTAAAACAATCTCAGCCAAATCATCAACAACAACACTCTTATCTGCAAGCGTGTCCCACAACCCTGCAGGCAACCAAGCATTTTGACTGCTAACCCACTGATTGCAACGCTTAGTTCTAAACTCTGCTTCAGGAGTCCTACCAACCATAGAAATAAAATCATCTTTAGAGTTTAAATCGCCATAGCCAGGATTAGCTGCAATCCAAGTTTCTTCCAACTTATGATCACTGTCTGCTTTACTTTCCCACCACGCCATGTAGAAAGTAGGGTCATCAATCTCACCACGAGCAACCTTTTGCCCATACTGATAAAGGCTATAAGCAGTGGAGTCTTGACCTGTAGAGTCTGACTTCACCCCACAAGTAGTCGTAGCCAGCATCATCGGTTGTCTTCGGGAAGCCATAGAGAGTTGCATAACATCCCACATCGACCTATCTCTTAAAGCATGACACTCATCCATAATTACAGCTGAAGCATTAAGACCCTCTTTGCTGTACGCTTCGGCCGATAGAACACGCCAAATAGAACCTGTAGAAGGCACTTCAATAACATCC